CTTATCGATGCCTACGGTGACGCGGCCGACGAGGAATTGTTCTGCATACCGACCCAGGGCGCCGGGACCTTCCTGTCCCGGGTACTGATTGAAAGCTGCATGAGCGAGGATATTCCGGTTATCCGCTACAGCAAGCCGGATGAATTCAAGTTTCAACCGGAAGATATCCGTTTCTCGGAGGTTGAGGCCTGGTGTGAAGATACCCTGCTGCCCCTGCTGGAAAAACTTGATCCACAGCGCCGGTCATACTTCGGCGAGGATTTCGGGCGGACCGGCGATCTGTCGGTCTTTGTTCCCCTGCAGGAACAACAGAACGCCACCTTTGCCGCGCCGTTTATCCTGGAGCTGCGCAACATGCCCTTTAAGCAGCAGGAACAGCTCCTCTTTTATATCGCTGATCGCCTGCCGCGGTTCACCTTCGGGGCACTGGACGCGCGGGGCAACGGTCAGTATCTGGCCGAAGTTGCCGCCCAGCGCTATGGCCAGACCAAGATTGCCGAAGTGATGCTGACGGAAGCCTGGTACCGGGATGCCATGCCCAAATACAAGGCGGCATTCGAGGACAAGTCCATCCTGCTGCCCAAAGATGCCGACACCATTGAAGACCATCGCGCTTTCAAGATGGTCAAGGGCGTGGCCAAGCTGCCGGACTCAAAGAACAAGGGACAGGACAAGATGCCGCGCCATGGCGATTCCGGCGTTGCCGGGGCTATGGCCTGGTTTGCCACGTATCAGGAAGGCGATGTCGAATTCGACTATCAGTCGGTGACCAAACGTGAAGCGAAGGATGATGACGATTTTTCTCGACCGATTAAAACGACCGCCGGTTTCGGGGCGATAAAAGGTGCCTGGTAATGACAATCTTAGATCATCGGGGCAACCCGGTACAAAGCAAGCAGCTGCAGAAAGAGCTGGCGGCCCCGACCCTTTCCGGGGTCCGGACTGTCTGGGACGATTCGGTCACCGGCGGGCTGACCCCGTACCGGCTGGCGGGACTGTTGCAAAATGCCGCGGCCGGTGATGCGCGCGACTACCTGACGCTGGCCGAGGAGATGGAAGAGCGGGACCTGCACTATCGCTGCGAGATCGGCAAGCGCCGGCTGGCGGTGGCTGCCCTGCCGATAGTGGTCGAGGCGGCCAGTGACGATGTTCATGATATCGAGATGGCCGATGCGGTCCGTTCGATGGTCAAGCGGGCAGGGTTTCGCGGCCTGTTAAAAGATCTGCTCGACGCCTTGGGCAAAGGCTATTCGGTCAGTGAGATCATGTGGCAGCGCGGCAGCAAATGGCTGCCCAGCGGCTACGAGTGGCGGGATCCGCGGTTCTTTATGTTTGACCGGCTGTCCCGGCGCAAGATCAGGCTGCTTGATGAGCAGAACATGGCCGAGGGTATCGAGCTGGAACCTTATAAGTTTATCGTCCACCTGCCCCACTTAAAGACCGGCCTGCCGATCCGTGGCGGTATTGCCCGCGTTGCCGCCTGGTCGTCTCTCTGCAAGAACTACACGATTAAAGACTGGCTGGCCTTCGCCGAGGTATTCGGGATGCCGCTTCGGCTGGGAAAATACCCGTCGGGCGCGCAGCTGGAGGATATCAAGATCTTGAAGATGGCGGTGGCCAACCTCGGGTCGGATGCGGCGGCGGTTATCCCCGAGTCGATGATGATCGATTTTATCGAAGGCGGCAAATCGACCGGCGGTGATACCCTGTTCATGCGGCTGGCCGATTGGCTGGACGCCCAGGTCAGCCGGGGGATCCTCGGCCAGACCGGGACCACCCAGGGGACCCCGGGCAAGCTCGGCGGTGATGAAGCGCTCTCCCAGGTGCGCTCGGATATCCGCGACGATGACGCCCTCCAGCTGGCCGAGACGATCAACCGCGACCTGGTCATCCCGTTTATCGATCTGAACTTCGGCCCGCAGGAAAACTATCCGGAGCTGGTGCTGCGGGCAGTTGAAAACGATGATTTGACGGTACTCACCACGGCACTGGAAAAACTGGTGCCGCTTGGCCTGAAGGTGGAACAGTCGGTGGTCCGCGATAAGCTCGGCCTGCCGGATCCTGATCAGAACGCGAAACCGGAGGATTTTCTCCGGCCGCCATCGCCGGAGCCGACCATACCGGTACCGGCGATGCAGCGGGCGCTTAATGCCTCACAGGGCGAGCTGGATGAACAGCTGGCAATCGACGGTCTGGGCATCTCGATTGCCGACGAGCAACTGCAGGACCAGCTGGAAAAGCTGCTGCAGCCCCTGCTCAAGCTGGCGCAGGACGGGGCCGGATATGAAGAGCTGCTGGCCTCGCTGGCCCAGGCGGAACCGGAGATGGACAGCCGGGCTATTGAGGAAACCTTAGCCAGGGTGTTGTTTCTGGCCGAGACCTGGGGGCGGATAAATGGCACCGATTGATCTGGCATATCTCTTCGGCCTGCCGCCGGAAGAGGCCATGGCCTACTTTAAGGCCAAGGGCTACGCCATCAGCTGGGACTGGCAGGACGTCTGGGAGCGGGCGCACGCCAAAGCCTTTACCGTGGCCAAGGTAATGCGGATGGACATCCTGGAGGATATCCGTACTGCAGTCGATGCGGCCCTTACCGACGGCGTGCCCTTTACCCAGTTCGCCAAGGAGCTGACCCCGCTGCTGAAAAGCAAAGGCTGGTGGGGCCAGGTGGAAGACGAGGACGGCAACTTCGTCCAGCTGGGCAGCCCCTGGCGGCTCAGGACCATTTACGATGTCAACCTGCAGACTGCCTATATGGCCGGCCGGTATCAAGCGCAGATGGAGCTGGCGGAGGGACGGCCGTACTGGATGTATGTGGCGGTGATGGACAGCCGGACCAGACCGAACCATGCCCGGCTGAACGGGGCGGTGTTTCGCAGCGATGATCCTTTCTGGCAGTCTTTTTATCCGCCGAACGGCTGGCGCTGCCGCTGCAGGGTGCGGGCCTTATCGCAGTTCAAGCTCGATCGGATGGGCGCTACCGTCTCGACCAGTGAGGGCAAGCTCAGCACCGAAGACCGGCTGGTCAGCAAGAAGACCGGACAGATGCAACCGGTATCGGTTTTCAGCGGCCAGGTCGGCGATCGCAGGGTGACCATGTCGCCTGATGTCGGCTGGAGCTATAACCCCGGGCAGGCGTATCTGGAGGGAGTCACGCCATGATCAGCGTACAGATCGACAATGATGAGATCACCGGACGGCTGGACCGGGTTTTATCCCTGTACGATGATCCGACCAAGGTCATGCGGGAGATCACCGGAGTGCTGGCCGATGCTTCCGAGGAACAGTTTGAAGCGGAAGGACGTCCGGGCTGGCGGCAGCTGGCGAAATCGACCATTGCCGGCAGAATCAGAAAGGACACCTGGCCGGGAAAAATTCTCCAGGTATCGGGCGGCCTCGCGTCAAGCGTCACCACCAGGGCGACCAGGACCACGGCTGCGATCGGCAGCAATAAAGTTTATGCGGCCATCCAGCAGCTGGGCGGCAAGGCAGGACGGGGCCGGAGAGTGACCATCCCGGCGCGGCCTTATCTGGTCTTTGGCTCAAGCGAGCAGGAAGAGACCCTGGATATCCTGCAGCGACACACAAACCGGAGTCTGAATAAAAAGCTCTAATTTGCCCCGTGACGCGTTTTTTAGTACCGCTGGCCTCTACGGTCGGGCACTGGGGTGTGCGTTTAGTCACCGAAAATTTAAATGTAGTTTAAACGGGGTTTCATAATTCAGGACGGAGAGACAGTCGGCATGAACAAACAATACACCAATACGGCCATAAACAGCATCGAGATTCCTCCCCAGGAAACTGGTGCTCCGGAGTGGGTGCAGCTGGTCCCTGCCGGGGAAGTAATCGGCCGTGACGGCAGGAAATGGCAAAACGACCGGCCGGAGATGGTCCTGCAGAGTTTTACCGAGCTGGCCCGGGATCTGCCGATCGACATCGAGCATTCAACTGAGCATAAAGCGCCGAAGGGCGAACCGGCTCCGGCGACCGGCTGGATAAAAGAACTGCAGAACCGCTCCGGCGAGATCTGGGCCAGGGCGGAATGGAACGCCGCAGGCAAGGAGCTGGTCGATGAAAAGGCCTATCGCTATCTCAGCCCGGTCATCATCTACCAACAGAAAAGCGGAACTATCGTCGGCATCACCTCGGTGGCGCTGACCAACCAGCCGAACTTCAAAATGTCGGCGCTTAATCATCAACAGGTGAGCAATGAGCACACCGAGGAGTCTGAGATGTTAAAAGCATTACTTGCGGCACTGGCGCTGCCCGAAAACGCCACCGAGGCAGAAGCACTGGCCAAGGTCCAGATTTTGAAAACCGAGCTGGCGACCGCTTCAAACCGGGCGGAGAATCCCAGCCTGGAAAAATTCGTGCCCCGGGCTGACTTCGAAGCCGCGGTTGCCAAGGCCAACAACGCCGAACAGCAATTGATCCAGGTGAAGCAGGCCGAGCTGGAGACGGCGACCAATGCCGCCATCGACCAGGCGCTGAAAGACGGCAAGATTACCCCGGCCACCAAGGAGTATCACCAGGCCCAATGCATGCAGGAAGGGGGCTTGGCCCGATTCAAGGCGTATTGTTCGGCCGCTCCTGTCATCGGTGCAGACTCCGGACTAAACGGCAAAGATCCGGATAAGGACAGAAAGGCCCTGAACGCTGAAGAGCAGAAGGTGTGCGACGCTCTTGGCATTACCGAAGAAGAATACCTAAAGACAGCGGCCTGATAAGACCAGGACCGGCTGAAGCGAGAACAATCATCAACCATACAACTCGAGGAGTATACCATGCCCCCTTTAACCGCAGAACGTAATACCTCCACCCGGATCGGATCCCGGCTTAATATGCTGGCGGCCGCGGCGGTGATAATCTATGCCGGGTCCCTGGTCGCAAGAGACGCAGCCGGCAACGCTATTCCCGGCGCTACCGCCGTCGGTATCCTCGGTGCCGGACGAGCCGCCGAGACAGTCGACAACGCTTTAGGTCTGGCCGGGGCCAAAACGGTCGAGGTGGAAAAAGGCGTCTTCCGCTTTGACAATCTGGCCGCGGACCTGGTGACCATCGCCGATATCGGCAACCCCTGCTACATCGTAGACGATCAGACCGTTGCCGCCACCGATGGCGGCGCCACCCGGTCGATTGCCGGGACTGTTTTTGATGTCGATGCCCAGGGTGTCTGGGTCAAGTTCAGCTAAACAGCAGCACGACTACGGGTAGTCAATTTATCCAGGAAAGGGCGAGTTTCAGACCCGCCCTCTCAATCACTTATTAACGAGGAGTTAAAAAATGAAAATCAGATCCACTATTGCCGTATGGCTTGGGATGTTTGTTTTCTCCATCATCGCCATACCTCTTTTCGGTCTTGAAGCCGGAGCAAAAGAGTTTGACCCTTCCACCCTGGCTTTGGTCGGTGTCGGGGGCATGATAATCAACAGCGGTTCCCTGGCAATTTTGTTTAGGGCCTTCAATGCAGCTTTTCAGCGCGGGTTCAGCGGGGTCGCGCCTTTGTGGAATCAAGTAGCCACCATGGTCCCGTCGACCACCGGCACCGAGGATTACGGCTGGCTGGGCAATATCCCAGGGATGCGGGAATGGCTGGGCGACAGGCAGATCCATAACCTGGTGCAGCACGATTACAGCATCAAGAACAAGAAGTTTGAGCTGACGGTCGGGGTGCCCCAGGACAAGGTGGAGGATGACCAGTACGGCGTCTATGCCCCGATGATGGAGATGCTCGGCTCTTCGGCCAGTGAACATCCGGATCAGCTGATTTTTGCCCTGCTCGCCGCCGGATTTACCACCCCGTGCTACGACGGCCAGTTCTTCTTCGATATCGATCATCCGGTGACCGACGCCAACGGCGTCGTTCAGTCGGTGGTCAATGTGCAGCCCGGGGCGTTGGCTCCGTGGTTCCTGCTTGATACTCGTCGGCCGCTCAAACCGTTGATACTGCAGATGCGCAAGGCTCCGCAGTTTGTCAAAAAAGACCGGCCGGAGGATGACAACGTCTTCAGTAAGGGTGATCTGATCTATGGCGTCGACGATCGCAAGAATGTCGGTTTCGGCTTCTGGCAGATGGCCTTTGGTTCCCAGTTGGCCCTGGATGTGCCCAATTTCGAGGCGGCCTATAATGCCATGACCGCCTTTACCGGCGACGGCGGCAAGCCCCTGGGCATCAAGCCCAGCCTGCTGGTGGTCGGTTCGTCCAACGCCAGCGCCGCCCGTACCATCGTCCAGGCCCAGCTGGTCGGCGGCGGCAATAGCAACATCAACTTCAACCGGGTCGGCCTGCTTGAGGTACCCTGGCTGGCATAAAGGCTAAGGCGGTAAAGATCCCAGGGACACAATCTGCAGACGATTATGTCCCTGGGTTAGCCTCTGCGAGGTGAAACTGTAAAAGCGAATTTAATGAGGTTTTAAATGATAATTATAACCAGTAAAAAGGCCGGTTTCAGGCGTTGCGGCATCGCCCATCCGGCCAGGGCGACGTCGCACCCCGATCGCCGGTTCTCCAAAAAAGAATTGGCGATCCTGCAGGCCGATCCGATGCTCACCGTGGTTGTTGTCGAGGATGAAAAAGCCGATACCGGCAAGGGCAAAACTCAAACAAAGGCATAATCGATGTACAGCGATCTCATAGCCTTAAAAGAACGTTTGCCGGAGCAAACCATCATCGATCTGACCGACGACGCCGGGCTTAACGTGGTTGACCCCGAGGGAGTCGATCGGGCCATTGGTGACGCCGACACCGAGATCGACGCCAAGATCGGCGGACGTTATACGGTGCCGGTCACTCCGGTCCCGCCCTTGCTGCAGCGGCTGTCGCTTGATCTGGCCATCGAGATACTTTATGGCCGGCGTCCCGATCTGGAGACCCCGGAGGCGGTGATCCGGGCCGCGAAAAACGCCCGCCTGCTGCTGTCGGAGATTGCCGCCGGCAAGGCCAGTCTGCCGGGCGTGGCAGAAGATACCACGGATTCGACCTCCGGAGCCGGGGCCAGTTTTACGGCTAACGAGCGGTTATTCACCCGGTCCAGGATGGGCGGTTTATGAACCTGGTCGACACCCAGAAGCTGATCATTACCAAGCTGCAGACGCTGTCCGGCCCGCGCACGGTGGAAGCCTTTGCCGGGGATCTGGACGCGCTGCTGCGCGATACTTCCCCCCGCCCCGGGCTGCATCTGCTTTATGCCGGTACCGCGTTCGGCGAACAGGAGACGCTGGGCAGCCCGGTCCAGCCTGTTCCTGCCCGGGGGATCTGGACGGTACTGATTGCCGCTTCCGGGCGGCGCAGTGCAGTCGATACCAACGAGGACGCCATGGCGCTGATTGATGCGGTCCGGTCCTGTCTGGCCGGGTTCGTCATTGATGACGGGCATCTCTGGCCCCTGGCCGATGAGTTTTTAAAGAGCAAGAATGGCGTGCTGGTTTACGGCGTCGATTTCTTCATTGATAAGGAGGAGTAACATGGTACAGGCAAAGGGCTCTCGCAGCCGGATTTCCATCCAAAAAGAAACAACATTCAGGATCGATCCGGCGGTACCGGCGGCGCAGCTGCTCTATTATTCCAGCTGTTCGCTGGCCTTAAAGCGCGGCCAGGAACAGGATGATACCCTGCGCGGCAACCGTAACCCGACCAAGGCGGCCCGCGGGCTCGACGATATATCCGGCGACCTGGTCGCCAACATGCAGGCCTATAACGGGCTGCTGTTACTGGGGCTGCTGGGTGCAGTCGAAACAACCGGAGTAGCGGCCCCATATACTCACGTCTTTACCGTCGGCGACAGTCTGCCGTCGTTTATGGTGGAAAGGGGCTTTCTCGATATCAGCCAGTATTTCAAGTATCGCGGGGTGAAAGTCGGCGGGTGCTCGGTGGGCTTTACCCCGGCCGGGTTCCAGAAGATGACTTTTTCCCTGATGGGGGCGGAAGAGGTGGTCGGTGCGGCAGCCTTTGACGATACCCCGACCGATGAGACCTATGCCCCGTTCGACGGCTTTGCCATCGGCACCATCGAAGAGGGCGGCGTGGCGATCGCCAATTTGACCGGGATCGATATTGCCTTCGTCAACGATCTGGACGGTGATCAGTACCTGCTCGGCGGTGCGGGCAAGCGGGCGGATATTCCCGAGGGGACCGTGGCGGTAACCGGTACGGTCAAGGCCCGGTTTACCGATATTGCCCTCTATAACAAGGCGATCAACGATACCGAATCGAGCCTGAAGGTGGTCTATAATCTTGGGACCGGCGACGGCACGGCGGGCAACGAGTCGCTTGAATTCTTCATCCCGGAACTGACCTTCACCCCGCAGGCCCCGCCGATCAGCGGCCCGAAAGGGATTGTCGTTGATCTGCCCTTTGTCGGTTTCTACGGCAACAGCGTTGATGCGTCCGCCCTGAAAATCACCCTGATCAATACCACGGAGGCAATCGGCTGATGAGCGTTAAAAGCTACACCATAAACGGGCGCATCTATACCCAGCGGATCATGGTACTCGGCCAGATCCGCCAGCTGACCGAAGCGCTTGGCGGGGTCGAGATCCCCGCCGGGGCCCGTCTGGGCAATATTGCCGGTATCCTCGGCGATCGTCTGCCCCACTGTGCCGCAGCCGTGCTGCAGCCGGAAGGCGTCAGCCACAAGGACAAGGATCTGGCGGCCATGGCCGAGGAATTTGCCGAACACCTGGACATCGAGACCGCCGGGAGGGTGATCGATGATTTTTTCGCTGTAACCCCGGCCGCTACTTTAGCCGAGATGATCGGCCGGCTGGGCGGGGTGTTTCGCATGATAGTCACCGGGACGAAGGCGACGGCGACTGGGTCGAGCAGCTCGTCATCCTCCTTGCAGGCGGCGACATCACCAAGCGAGCAGAAATCCTCTGGGGCTACGGATTAAACGATGTTCAACCCTGGATTAAAAACAAGTACCGCGACCAATTATTTCGGGAAGCGGTGCTGGCCTTTCTCGGCTACGGCGTCAAGGAGACGCCGGAAAACCGGTATTGCCAAGCCTGCAGGGAGCTGGGTGAAGATGACTGTGCCAACTGCGATCCCAGTAAGATTGAGGAACTGACCAATGGCTGATAAGGACATGAAGCTGAACCTGCTGATCGAGGCGAAGAACAAGGCCGATACCGAGCTGAAGCGGCTGCAGACCGAGCTGAAACAGGCATCGTCAGAGACCGAGAAACTTGGCGAGAAAGGCCGGTCGAGCGGAGGTATGCTGAAGGGTGGCTTTTCGACGGCGGCCGCTGGAGTCGGAATACTGGTTACTGCGGTGTCTGCAGCCGCTGCCGGGATTGCGGCGCTGGTGATATCATCGGCCAATGAACAGCGGGAGCTGGAGAATCTCTCAAGGTTGGCCAGAACCAGCTCTCAGGATCTGCAGGCCTTCGGTTTTGCCACGGCAAAGTACGGTATCAACCTTGAAAAGCTTGCTGATATCAGCAAGGATGTGACTGACAAGATCGGCGATTTCGTCGCCACCGGCGGCGGTGAGTTTGCGGATTTTTTTGAAAACATCGCTCCAAAGGTTGGTATCACCGCCGATGAACTTAACAGAATGTCCGGTCCTGACGCACTGATCGCCGTTAAAAAAGCGATGGATGATGCCAATGTCAGCTACGGCGAGCAGGTATTTTACCTCGAGGCGATTGCCAATGATGCATCTAGACTGATTCCCCTGTTGGCCAACAACGGGGCCGAGCTGCGCAAAAACGCAGCCAGGGCCAGAGAATTCGGGGTCGCACTCAGTGATATCGATGAGCAGAAATTGCTCGATGCCAAAGATGCCACCGACGACGCAACAGCCTCCTTTGGCGGGTTGAAAAAGCAGGTGGCGGTTGAATTTGCCCCGGCTTTTACGGCGGTGATGGAACAGGCCGCCCGGCTGCTGATCGAGGTGCGCAACGAAGCGGAGGCGCTGGTCGGTCCATTTGCCAACATCGTCCAGTCGTTGTCCGGCTGGGCTGCGGTCGGCTCCGGGAGGATGACCCTGCTGCAGTTTGCCGCCATGGATGCCAAAGAGCTGTCCGTCTGGCTAGAGGCTGACCGCAAGGGGTTGCATGATATCGGCGTTGAGATCCTGCAGCTGGAGGAAGAACGGAACAAGATCGCCTCCTCGTCGCACGGCAACCTCGGTTTATCTTCCGACCAGGAGCAAAGGCTGAAGGAAATCAACCAGGAAATAGCCTTGCTGCGGGAGCAGGAAGAGGAATTTAAACGGGTGGCGGCGGCCAAGAGCGAACTGGCGCGAGCGGCGGGCGGTACCGGAGCGGCGGGAGGGACGTCTTCTGAAGTAACCAAAACCAACGCCGAGACTGCTGCCTATAACGAGGGCCGCAAAGCCCTGGAAAAATATATCGAGACCCAGCAGCAGCGGATCCAGAAAGAGTATGACTCGGTTATTTCCTTTGCCACAACCGATGAAGAGCGGGCCGCGGCTTTGGCTCGTTATAATGAGCAGATGGCCGCGCTCTCCGGGGAGATGGAAAAGCAGAAGAAGGTTCTTGCCGACATCGCCCAAAAGGAAGCCGAACGGGCAGAGGCCACCAATCGGCATATCCTGGCCCTCAATGGTATCCAGAACGCCAAGAGCGTGCCGGATGATTCGTGGATGCGCCTGATCGAGCTCGGTAAGGAATACGACGAGACGATCGTCGGCATAGACCAGGAGCTGGATGATTTTTTCAACTCCATCCCGGAAAAGGCTGAAGCCGGCAAGGGCGATATGGAAATCGCCGTCACTGGCTGGGCCTCGACCTTTTCGGCTACTCTGACCGATATGCTTACCGGCGCGGAAACCAATTTCCAAGCCATCGCCCATTCGTTTGCCAAAATGATCCTGCAGATGATCATCCAGAAAAAACTGATCGAACCGATGCTGGAAGGCTTGTTTGGTGGCTCGTCGGGCGGCTCGTCGGGCTCCTGGGTAACCAGCGCCTTCAGTGCGGTTGCATCAGCTTTTGCAGCAGCACAGGGTGGCGTGCCTGCAGGGACCGGTATCTCCGCCTTGAGTAATCAGATCGTCTCAAGACCGACATATTTCGCTTTTGCGGCAGGCGGCGTGCCAAGTCTTGGCGTGGCGGGTGAGGTGCCGGGCAAATCCGAAGGCATTTTTCCCTTGACCAGGACGAGCACCGGCAATTTAGGGGTTGAAGCAGTGGTACAGTCTGCAGGCAATGGCAGCGACAACGAGACCAAGGGGCTGTTGCGCGAGCTGATCACCGCCGTCCAGGGCCAGGGCAATGTCCGGGTGATCAATGCCATTGACAACGGATCCATTGTTAACGCCATGTCCAGCTCGGCCGGGGAAAAGGTGTTCGTGAATTTCGTGGCCCGCAATCCATCCATCATCCAGCGGGCGGCGAGGGGAGGCTGATATGGCTGAATCATACCTTATATGGCCATGGCCTCCGCAACAGAAAGTCGTTGAGTCGCTGGAATGGTTGACCGATATTATCGAGGCATATGCGGGCGATGAACAGCGGATCCGGCTGCGCTCGGCTCCCCGTCAGTCGTTTGCCGTCGATATCCAGACCGAAGATCCAGTCGTGCTGGCCGCCATCAACATGGCGCTCACCGGCTGGCAGGACAAGCTATGGGGCTGGGGCTGCTGGTCTGAACAGCAGCCGCTGCAGAACACTTTGCCCGCTGGCTCCTCGGCCATCGACGTCGATACCCGCTATGGCGATTTCCGGGTTGATGCCCCTGTGCTGATCTGGGCGTCAGCCGGTACCTTTGAGGTAGTGGATGTGGCGGCGGTAAGCGCAGGCAGCCTCACCCTGGCTGATGGCACCACAACCGTGCAGACCTATGATCCCGGCACCCTGGTCATGCCGTTGCGCCTGGTTCGAATGGATGACACGGCGACCAGGACCGACCACGCCACAAAGCTGGCACGGGTGGCGCTGACCTTGACCAGTGTCGACAATGTTGATCTGAGCGGTCCGCCTTCGGCCATGCAATACCTGGGACACGACGTCCTTGACGCCCCTTTGCGGCTGTCCGGCAAGACGATGAGCCGGTTAATCGCCAGGTCGTTTCAGCTCCTCGATCCCGGACAGGGCGACTGGCTGGCCAATGCCAGGACCGACTACCCGCTCATTACCACCGACCATCGCTTCCGGGCGGCATCACCCGCCCAGGCATGGGCTTTGCGTCAATGGCTGCACCGCCGGGCGGGACGGCTGAGCCCGGTGTGGATCCCGTCATGGCGGGAGGATCTGATACCGGTGGGTGCAGTCAGCGCCGGGGATCCGGTGCTTACCGTCCATGACGTCGGCTATCGAAATCTAGGACCATCCCAGCCGACCAAGCAGCATGTGGCCATCATGGCCGCCAATGACAGCTTTGTCTGCCGGGAGATCATCGGTGCCGAGGCTGGTGGTTTTGGCCAGGAAGTAATAACCCTTGATGCGGCAATCGGTTTTACCGATGTGGCGCGGGTCTCCTTTCTCAGCCTGCACCGGTTTGCCGCCGACCGGATAGAACTGGCCTGGCAGCGACCGGGCATCTATGAAATACGCGCCAAAATGGTGGGGGTAGCGCAATGAGCCTGTACAGCGAACTGGAACTGTCAATTTTCGGCGGCCGGCCGATTGAATTATATAAATTTGTCCACGGCTCCGATATCTTGGCCTATTCGGCGGTATCAAAGGATGTCGTTTATGGGGCCGATACCTATGTGCGCCTGCCGATCGGTAAAACATCCATCAGCCAGACCGCCGAGATCGCCAAGGCGGATGTCACCATTTCCTGCCCGGTCGGCTGCGAGGTATCGCAGCTGTTTTTGATCGGCTCGCCGGAAAACATCGTCTCGTTGACAATTTTCCGGCAGCATGACGGTGCGGACGGTACGGTGGTGCTGTGGAAAGGCCGGGTAGTCGCCGCCAAATGGAACGGGGGCAAATGCGAGCTGACCTGTGAATCCATCTACTCCATGCTGACCCGCAATGGTCTGCGGGCCAGGTACACCCGTCAGTGCCGTCATGTTCTTTACGGGCAAGGTTGTAAACTTGATAAGGCCGCCTTTGCCATCCCGGCCGCGGTGTCGGCTATTGATGGCTCGCTGACCGTGATCACCGTCCCCGATGCCGCCGGATACCCCGAAAGGCATTTTATCGCCGGGATGATCGGCACCCTGGCCGGGGCGTATCGCTTTGTTGTCAATCACTCCGGTTCTACCCTTGTCCTGGCCACTCCCCTGCCGTCGGTTGCCGCTCTCGATGTTATTAACCTCTATCCCGGCTGCGACCATAGCTTGGTCACCTGCCGGGATAAATTCAACAACCTGGCGAATAACGGCTCGTTTGCCTGGATCCCGACAGAAAACCCATTTGAGGGGAGTATCGTTTGATATGTTTTTAGGTCTAGCATATAGCACCTGGGTGTCGATAGGGCTGTTTGTTGCTTCCATGGTCGTTTCTTATTTAACCCGGCCCAAAGCTCCGGATAGTAGATTGTCTCCGGGCGAGCTGGAAGTTCCAACCGCTGAGGAGGGTAACGTCATCCCGGTACTGTTCGGCACTCGTAATCTGGAAGGGATGAATGTCGCCTGGTATGGTGACGTGCGAACTGTCGCAATCAAGAGCAGCGGAGGGAAAAAATAATGGCTGAAGTGATCGTCACCCTTAAGGATATGCGGGAATTGCGCTACTGCTCTAAAGTGCCGCGAAAGTGGTTTGAACGTCACGGCTTGTCCTGGTCCGATTTCCTGGCTAACGGTATACCCGCGTCCAAGCTGGAAGCAACCGGCGACGCCATGGCGCTAAAGGTAGTGGAGGTGGCCCGTGGGTGGATCAAGTAAGAAACAGACAATCGGCTACCGTTACTATGTGGGGATGCACATAGCCCTGTGTCACGGGCCGGTTGACGGCCTGCACAAAATCGAAGTCGCCGACAGGGAAGTGTGGCCGTCTTCAGCATCCGTTGACAGTTCAAACTGGTTTGCCAGTGTCGTTAATTATTTATTAAGCGTCGCCGGCGGCGGCGACGGTACCAGTACAGCGGGACCTGTAGCAGA